TGATTATTTCACGATTGGAAACCTATATGCGCGAAAAGGCTATTAACGTACAATCTACTCGTATTGTTGATGAATTATATACCTTTATTTGGAATAATGGTAAAGCAGAAGCCATGAGAAACTACAACGATGACTTGGTAATGGCATTTGCAATTGGGTTGTGGGTTCGTGACACAGCATTGAAACTACGTCAACAGTCTATTGATCTTACTAGAAATATGTTGGGAAGTATCAATAGATCAGAAACACAATCTGCTCCAATTTATTCATCTAAACAAGCAGCAGCCCATCAATCATGGGAAATGCCTACTGGTTTAAAAGATCAAAAAGAGAGTTTAACGTGGTTATTATAATACTCTTTCACTATTTATTTACCAGAAAATAATAAACTTGTATGGCAGATCAACCGACCGATTTAAAGAGTAGATCACTATTTGCTCGTCTTAAGAGACTTTTTTCCACAGATGTTATTGTACGTAACATTGGTGGTAAAAAACTAAAAGTAGTAGATACTGACGAAGTAGCATACGCAACAGATCGTAATACACTTCGTGATCGTTTCAACCGTATTCGTACTTCTGCGTACAATCAGTACAGTAGAGATTTTACTCTCAGTTATCAAGCAGCTCGTATCGAGCTTTTCAGAGATTATGATACGATGGACATGGATCCTATTCTAAGTTCTGCTCTTGACATTTATGCGGATGAATCACTTACTCGTAATGAGTTGGGTGATATTTTGGTTATTAATACACCAGATGATAACATTAAACAGATTCTACGCAATTTGTATTATGATATCATGAATATCGAATTTAACCTATGGAGTTATGTTCGTAACATGTGTAAGTATGGAGATTTTTATCTTCGTCTATATGTTAGTCCCGAATACGGTGTATACATGATTGAACCAATTAGTGCTTATAATGTTACCCGTGTTGAAAATAGTGATTTATACAATAAGAACTATATCAAGTTCCAAGTGAATCTTCCAGATGGTGGTAAAGTTGAAGATTTGGAAAACTATCAGGTAGCACATTTTCGTTTGTTGAGTGACAGTAACTTCCTTCCGTATGGTAAGAGTATGTTGGAAGGTGCACGTCGTGTTTGGAAACAATTGAGTTTGATGGAAGACGCAATGTTGATTCATCGTATCATGCGTGCTCCTGAAAAACGTATTTTCAAGATTGACGTTGGTAATATTCCTCCTAATGAAATTGATTCTTACATGGAGAAGTTGATTGCCAAGACCAAGAAGGTTCCATATGTCGATGAAAAAACCGGAGATTACAATCTACGATTCAATCTTCAGAATATGGTGGAAGACTTTTACTTACCAGTTCGTGGTGGTGATAGTGGTACCAGCATTGAATCATTGAGTGGTATGGAATTTACTGGTACAGACGATATTGAATATCTTCGTAAGAAGATGATGGCTGCTCTCAAGATTCCCAAGGCATTCTTGAGTTATGATGAAGATTTGAGTGGTAAAGCTACGTTGGCACAAGAAGATGTACGTTTTTCACGTACCATCGAACGTATTCAACGTATTATTATTAGTGAGTTGACCAAGATTGGTATTGTTCATTTGTATGCTCAAGGTTATAGAGATGCAAGTTTGGTGGACTTTAGTTTGGAATTGACTAATCCATCCACTGTATTTGAAAAGGAGAAGATTTCAATTTGGGGTGACAAAGTTAATGTTGCTAAAGACATGATTGAAAACAAATTGTTTAGTAAGAAGTGGGTATATCGTGAAGTTTTCAATATGTCGGATGATGATGCTTCTGCGTTGAAAAACGATATTGTTGATGATTCTAAACAAACATATCGTTTCAAACAGATTGAAGAAGAAGGTAACGACCCTGCAAAATCATTCCAAAAGGTCAATCCCGAAGGCGAGTCCTCTGGTGGAGGTGGCGGCGGTACTGAAACTGGTGGTGCTGAAGCAGGAGGTGAAGCAGGAGGTGAAGCTGGTGCTCCTACATTGAAGGAAAAGGCCAAATCCGACTCAGATTATGTAAGACCTTCTCAAAAGGGATTGAAGAAGGCATCAGACTATCCTTTTGGAGAAGATGTTACTGGACGATTGGAGAACAATCGATCAATTAAATCTGATATGTCTATCACTCCTAAGTTTGCAGGAGGATCTGTATTTAGTCTCGAAAGCATTTCTAAAGGTTTGGTTCCAAAGTTAGATAACTATTTAAAGTCTCTTAAACAGGAGAAACAGGAGTTACTGTCAGAAAATAACAATAAATCCATGATGGATGAAACGAATATATTGGAATAATACAAATATGGGAGTTTTATCAAAAATTAATATATTTATAAATTATAACTACTAATATGCACAAATCGAAGCATTCAAAGTTCAAAAATACAGGAATTTTGTTTGAGTTGCTGACCCGTCAAATTACTGCTGATATTATCGGTGGTAAAGACGAATCCGCTGCAAAACAAATTTTGTTTAAGTATTTTTCTGAGAACACAGAATTGGGAAAAGAATACCAACTTTATAACTTCTTGTTGAACGAAAAAGCTAGAGACACATCACACGCTGATCGAATGATTGGTGTAGTTCTTGAGTCCAGATCACAACTAGACAGCAAAAAGTTAGCACAACAAAAGTACGATCTTATTAGTGAGATAAAAGAATTGTATCCTATTGATAGCTTTTTGAAGGGAAATATCAAAAATTATCGTATTTTAGCTTCGATATACAAAGTTTTTGAAAACAAGACCGCTTCAAAGTTTGATGTCAAGGAGGTTCTTCAGTCCAGAGAGTCTATTATTGAGTGTTTGTGCAGCACCGTAACTAAGAAGTCTGACACTGAAGAAAATCTCCTTGAATATTACAAACAACAAAGTGAAGATATTCGTTTGTTGGCATATAAGTTGTTATTGGAGGGATTAAACACCAAGTATAAGGACTTTGATGAAAATCAAAAGAAGCTTATACGTGAGTATATCTTGAATATTTCTAACACAAATTCGTTGTCTAAATATGTGTGTGAAGAAATTGAAAAGATTAAGAAACTAATTTCTAGTTCAAAGTCAAAGATTCAAGACAATCAGGTTGTTGCAATTAAGTTGTCTGAAATTGTAAATGTGTTGGAAAAAGTAAAACCAACAACTGTTGTAAAAGACAATCATATTATGGCTCTATTGTTGTCGTATGAATTGGTAAAAGAACTTAACAATTTGAAATAATATGAGTAAAGATAAAAAACCAAAAACCCCAGATCTTATCACCGGCGAAGAAGAAGCCAAGCTAAAAGAACTTATCAAGAAATTGATTAAACAAGAACTACAAGATCTTGATGAAACATCAACAACTAGTGGAACTGGTGGAACCGGTGGAATTGATGGCTTTTCAACCCCATTTGCATTTTCTAAAAAAGGCGGCACTAACAATGCAACCAAAGCTACATTGAAACAAAATCCGGGTTCAAAGGTTGCAAAAGAAATTGATGAGGAAGAAGAACTTGACGAAAAGAAAGATCACAAGAAGAAAAAGAAACCTGACGCTGATGGTGATGGTGTTCCTGACTGGGCAGATAAACATCCCGGCGAACCAGATCAAAACTTTGAAAAGAAAGCAAAGAAAAAGGCTGTGTGGAAAAAGGGCGTTGAAAAACTTCAAAAAGATCTTGATTCGTTAGATGAAAACGAAAAGAAGTTGAACGAAGCTGTTTCACGTTATGCTCGTTTGAAAGAAAATCCCAAGAGACATTCCTACAAAGTATCTTTGATTACTCAAGAAATCACAAAGATGCTCAGAGAAGTTGACTTTTTAATGAGTGTCAATCAAAGACTCAAAACCGAAATGAACGTTCCAAATGAAGAACTTTGGAAGCGTACATCCGGCAGAATTGCTGAAATCAAAGCAAGATTGAAGTCAATTGGTATGAAACTTAGAAAATTACAATAATATGATTTCACTCGTAAAACTTATTACTGAAGACGAAGGTGATCCACAGCATTTTGGTACATCTACTGCTGGTGGTCAACCATTGCCATCTACATCTGTAGACTACAATGTAAGTTCTGACTTTTCTGACTTTGAAGCTAAAATTGCAAGAACCACAGCGGAATCAAAAGCTGCATTTCTTCGTAATTTGAACAATCGTATATTGAATAAGAAGGTGTCTATTCAAGCATCCAAGGGATATGGTCAACCAATTCGTGACTATGAAATTTCAGTCACTAGTACCAGTCTTGACTACTTTTATGATCGTTATGTTGTGATTCTCAGAGATGAAGATGACAAAGAATACTTTTTGAAGCCAGGCTTCAAGATCACAATTCTTGGTCAGGGAGAACCTCTGAAGGTTAAGGCACCAAAGGAACCAAAGACAGCAGAGCCAGGAACCAAGGCAACAACTCAAGTTGGTCAGGCAGCTGTACAATCAGTTACTCCTGCTCCAAAACCTCAGGCACAACCACAACAAACAAAAACAGCTTAATTATGGATAAAACAGTACAAACAGGTTGGATCTTTTTCGAACCAATTGGTGGAATGCTCAATGAAGCAAATGAAGATCCATCTAAACCGATGATCGTTCAAGGTGTTCTTCAACGTGCAAACGCTAAGAACCAAAATGGACGTGTGTATCCAAAAGATATCTTGGAACGTGAAGTCAAAAAGTACGACGACAGTTTTGTTAAAGAGAGACGTGCTTTGGGTGAATTGGATCACCCAGACAGTAGCGTTGTTAATCTTCAAAACGTAAGCCACAATGTTGTTGAAATGATGTGGAATGGTGATGACTTGGTTGGCAAGGTTGAAATTCTTCCTACACCAAGTGGTAACATTCTTAAGGCATTGTTCAAGGCCGGTATCAAATTGGGTATCAGTAGCCGTGGTCTTGGAAGTGTTCGTAAAAATGTTAGAGAGAACGCTGATGAAGTACAAGACGACTTTGAATTGATTGCGTTTGACTTTGTTAGCAATCCATCAACCAGAGGTGCATTTTTGTTTCCAAGTGGTGCATTGAACGAATCTGTGACACCAAATATTGTCAACAAGTATGCAAAAATTGAAAGTCTGATTCACGACATAATTTCCGAAGCAAAATAATCTATGACACCAGATACTAGACTTCTTATTGAAAATTTGTATTTCAAAGAACTGTTAAACGAAGAAATTCAATTTTTTGAACAATATGAATCACTCCTCGGTGAAAGAACCAAGGAGTTTTTTGACGTTTACTGTGAAGGTCTTGCATTTCAAAAAGCATTGATACTTGAACTTGAATGTGTTCAAATTACCGATCAAATTCTTCAAGAAAAGTTCGGTGATCAATTTGCTGCCAAAGTTGCAGGTTTTGGTGCAAAAGCTGGTGCTAAGGTTTTGAATCTGGCCACTGGTGGTAAATTGGGTGGTACACTCGGTGACAAACTACGCAATAAAATAATGAAGGGCGTATCACCAGAGGAATGGGATACACGTACTTATTTGACCTCCAGAAACAAGAATTTCGTAAGAAGTGTTGGTGATTATCTTGGACAACTCAAGACGTTTGACAAAACCTTGCCTGACAAAGTTGGATTGGTACCAGTCAAAATGAGTGGTTGGGCAGGTGGTATTTGGCAAAAAGGAAAACAAATTTTGGGTGGTGCAGGTGACACTGCTTTGGCTGGGTTGGCTGTGCCGGGTGCTGCACTAACTGGTACAGTATTTGCTGGTGTTGGTGGTACAGAAAAACTTCTTCGTAAGTTAAACGAACTCTTTGATGCTGAATGGAAAAAGTTACAGAATCTTAAACCCGTTCAAGACTTTGATCGTTTGTTTGAAGTAAAGAAAAAGCTACTTCGTGATAAACTATCCAAGTTAGATTCAACTGGTAAAGAAACAAGTGCTATTATCAGCACTATCGATGCTTTAGGAAAATACGGTCGTGAAAATCCAATTAAATCAGGAATTATTATTGGATTGTTGACTTTTGCAACAGCCATAGGCGCAGGTACCTTAGGTTTAGTAACGTTGACTGCTGCACAATTGCCATTGTTGTTAGGTGCAATTGCATTTGTATTGAACACTGGATTTGAACTTTTGACCGGTCAAAGTGCATCATCCGCAGTTGGAAGTGGTATTAAAACCGGTATCGGTACTGCTGCAGGTTCTGCTGTTGGAGGCGTTGCAGGTGCTGCTTTATCTGAAAACAATTCGTTAAAATTAACAGATATTGTTAATAATATTTTATCCGAAGCAGATGAAACACCTGCTACTTCCGGTTCTCCTGCTGTTCCTACTAATCCAACAACTCCAGCTGCTCCAGCTGCTTTAAATCCAAATCAAGTCAAAGCAGTTGAGAATTTGAAGTTGAACCTTGTAAAGGAAATTTCGACATATCTTAAAGATATTGCAAAAACATTTAAAGTTAAGGGGTCATCTACACAACAGTTGATCGATAACTTGAAAAAGATTCCACAAGCAAAAAGTGCTGTTGATATTCTTGAAAGTTTGATGGCAGAGTTTCCAAAGTATAAATTGGATTTTCCTGCTGATGTTGTGGTTGATGAGAAGGAAGCAGCAACTCCACCTACACCTGCAACACCAGATGGTGGTGGCGGTGGTGGTCAAGGCGGTGGCGGTGGCGGTGGTGGTCAAGGCGGTGGCGGTGGTGGTCAAGGCGGTGGTGGTGGTGGTGGTCAAGGCGGTGGTGATACACCTCCAGGCACAACACCTCCAGGCACAACACCTCCAGGCACAACACCTCCCGGCACAACACCTCCCGGCACAACACCTCCGGCACAACACCTCCCGGCACAAC